CGGTCAGCGAAGACTGCGCCGAGACTGCTTTTGAGTTGCTTCTCAACGGAAGCAGCCTTGTAAGCCTCGTAGGCTTCCTCAACTTGTGCTGGAGTCAAGTCCGAAGGGGACAAGAAACTCTTGGCAACTTCGCCCGAGCCACTGTTGAGTTTGCCGATGGCGTTGGTAGAAGGGGAGCCGTTTTCTTGAGCACGGCCTTTCACTTGTCCGCCAAAGTATTCGGCACCGTCCCCGATGGATTCAGGGGTAGAGCCAAGGTTGGCTTTGGAAAGTTGGTCAAAGTGCAGACGGGCACCGTCAGTGTCCACGCCAGCAGACTTGAGGGTGTTTTCCATCCAGTTGAGGTAGTCCTCAGTGATGACATCGCTGTACTCACCTTTGGCCATGTCGCCGTGAGCCATCTTGTGCTCTCCGCCGCCGTACATGCCTTCTTTCTTGTCATCCTCGCCTTCTGCCATCTCTTTGGCCTTGTCCTCTTTCTTGTCTTTCTTGTCTTCCATGTGCTCTTTCAGACCTTCGGGCATGCCCTTGTCTTCTTTTTCCATGGCGTCCAATCGCAGGTTAATGCGGTCAAGAACTGATGACAGTTCGCTCATTGCTTCGTTTTCGTTGGTCATTGTTGTGTCCTCCTTCAATATACGGAATGTCGCCTCCGGGTTTATACCTTTTTCACAAATGGTAACCTCATGTAGTTCCAGTTTGGAAATCTCCGTGTAATTGCCATGTTGGCTGTCGGATTTGTTGACACGCTTGAAAGCCTGCCCTCCAATACTGAATCCACGAAGGGACCCTTTGCGAATCTCATTGGCCACTTCTCGGGCCTTCTCAATGTCATCACGCACTTTGATGACGACAAAGAGGCCAGCGTCATCAACGCCGGACTTCCAAAGTCGGCCACTGCTGTCAGTGTACGAATCAATGACACTGCCGACTTGAATGTTGGAGTGTGCCAACTGAACATTGCGAAACTCTTGAGACTTCATGAAGCCGTCAAAAGCGTTTTTGAGTGCGTCTCGGGTAATCAAGTCTCCTTGCTTGTCCACCATCTCAACGGAGGCATAACCTGCGACAACGAGGTCACCACTGCTCTTGAGGACCGAAATACTGCCCGTCTGTGAGAACGGGGAGGTTCGGAGAGCCGTGGCCATCATTGCTGGCGAATACACTTGTCATGGTATTTAATCAGTATGGATGACCGCTTTTTCGTCAGTAAGTTCTAAATTACTTCGCCGTGTCCCGTTTTTCGGAAATTTTTTCTTATCTTCGGCTTCTTCTTTTTCGTCTCGCTCAATGTCACGAACATCATAGTCGGGCATAGTTTTGGCATCGTCAAGGTTTGTTGGACCACTGGGTGACTGGATGGGCGTTGCATAATCAAAGCCCAAGCCTTTGGCACCACTATGGTAATCTCCAACCGCCCCTACACTACTTTTTTCCAAAAGGCGCTCTAACAATAGCAGGCTTTTGTTGAAGATATTGCGCTTTTTGCGCTTCCAATCCGTGCCTTCTACTTTGCGAGGTTTGGTAAGTGGCTTGGCTGGTTCTGTAGATTCTTTGACCTCAGCCTTCTCTTCAATCTCCAACTGACCCTTGAGAAGTACGCCAACGACTGGGGACCAAAAGGGTCGTTGATTTTCGCTAAGGCGTAGCACATGCGGATTGTCGGCCTCGGGAGTATGCACTGACCACTCGTCACCTCGCACCGTTGCTTTGTAAACAACAGCGCTGTCACCAATTTTGATTTGGACATATCTACCCTTTCGGAACACCTCTACAGGGTGCTGGTACAACTCGCCTTTCGCCAGCATGGACAAGGATTCAGAACTAACCAGTCCTTCACCCTCGGCTTCACCCTCAATCTTAGGAGCATGCACAGTGTAGACCTTCTGCTTTTCCGAAGCCTCAGTCTCCGTTACATTGGTAACATCCACGCGAACCAAGTCTCCGACATCATACTTGTCTTTGCTTTGAAATGATGCACCCACATCCATGTAGTCATCGCCCTCATGCTTCACACGACGGTCGCCCAAGTCTTCACCGTGAGCAATTGGTCCGGTGCCAAGACGATACTGGTACGGGCCCTCACCACGGCGGTCAAGAACCATCAGCACAATTTCCGAGCCGGGCTGGAGCATCACCCACTTTGGATGGCGTGGCTCGCCCTTCATGTAGGCAGACTTTGCGTCCCGCATCAAAATGCGTGGCCCTTCTAAATTCTTGACGGCTGCCTCCAGTCCAGCATCGTCGGTAAGTTTTGTGTCAGATGCGCTGGGCGTGTGAACCATCTCCACGCTTTCAAGTGCTCCTCGCAAAACCTTGATGCGCTCTTGAATCGGCATGTCGTAGGTATCGTTACCATCAAACTCCAAGATTTCAAAGATGTGAATGACATCTTTACCACGAATGACATCAACTACGAAGTCTTTGTCACTGACTTTTTTGAACGCAGCCTCTTCCTCGTCCGACAGGTCTGCTTTGGATTCAATGTCGCCATCCTTTTTGGTAACAAAGAAGCGAGGACCTTCGGGAAAATCGCTAACAATCCAATCACCCGTGAAGCCTTTCAAATGTTCCAAGTCGTCCAGTTCAAAAATCCGGTGCATGGCTTGCAGCGAAGGTACACCTTCCGGCATATCCTTGCGGATAAAGTCCGGATTTGTGAGCGAAGCCAAGAGTGAAGGACCATCCATCTTGTTACGCTGAGCACTGACTTGCTCATTATGCCTTCGGCCGATGAGGCTTTCTCGCATGCTACGGGGGCGCTCTTCGTTGGCTACTTCCGACCGGTGGTCGCCAAAGTAAGCACGGTGCTCCGGAACGAGCGCATGAGCGTTCTCCAATGTAGGTGTCACCAACGATTCTTTTTGGGGCTCATCACGGCGATAAATCTGCATGTTGCCGTCTTCATCAATGTGACAGCCAAGCGACACATCGTGAATGTGACCCCAGTTCATGCGATAGGCAGGGCTATCGTACAGCGACATGACGCCGTCGCCGTCATGGCCGCCGGCTCGCCCGACGGGTTTGAGTTTGAGTGCTTTTTCTCGCTTGGTGTGTGTCTCTTTGACTCGCGGTTCGTGCCCTTCGGGCATGATGATGAACGAATCAAGAATGTCCAATTTGCGATGGGCCTTCGCATTATGCTTGTCTCCGACCTTTGTCCCCTTTTTGGGGCGTGGTTTTTCAGCAATAAAGTCCCCATCGGCGAGAAGCAGTGCATTATCGGCCGTCTGCCCCTTATCGCCCAGCATCACATTTTTCAATTGATTCAAAACATCGTTGATGCGAACTCTTCGTTGGTGGCGTGCGAAATTCGGGTGGTTAGCAGGGACACGGTCCGGTCGTCCACGGAATTTTTTATCCAGCATGATTTGATGCGGCATGGCACTGCGATTCATTGGAGCAAACTTCGGTTGAGCGTCACCGTTTTCGTCAATGTAATACGACAGGTCATCCTTGACATGGGAGTGAAGGTCACCAAACCCTCGCAAGTTAAGTTCCTCTATACCGCCAACATTTTGCAGAAACTGAGCCACCGGCATGACATGGAACGCTTTGTCGCTGGAAAACCTTTCACGCAGTTTTTTGTGAACTGCTCTCAACTTAGCCACGGCTTCGTCTCGTGCGATGTTGGTCTTCCCGGCCGTCTTGTTACCTTCAAGGTCATACTCGGCTGCTTGCATGCCCAAAGCCTCAAGCCAGTCTTCGGCTTCATTCTCCAATGACAAAGGCTTTCCATGTAGTTGTGGAGCAAGATGCTGCACATTGAGTCCAATTTGAGCAAGAAGCAAACCCTTTCTACCAGTTTTTGTTTCCACTTCGTCAAAACTCGGATGCTTTGCTTCCAGTTTGTGCACATTATGTGGAGCCTTGTTGACGAAAGTGTTACCGTGTCGCATAGCCCAAGCCACGGCTGTGGCCGGCCCCATCTCCGCTATCGGGTCAAAGCCCTGCTCATAGGCCGCTCGCATAACTTGTTGGGCCGCCTGCTCAATCACACTGTTGTGGTTGGTCAAAATCTCGTGCATGGTGTCGTGTTCACGGTTTCGGGGCTCCTCTCCCAGTTTGACCTCTTCGTAGTGTTGGTCTAAGTCCTTCTCAAGCGCCCTCATTTCAGCGTAAAGTTCCTTCAAAGCCTGTGCCTTTTCGTCAATTTTTTCTTGGTGATGGGCACTGGTGTCACTGTTTCTTTCTTGCTCTTCAAGTAGCGCATCCAGTTCTTCTCTCACATCAAAGTAGTCGTTCGTGATGTGGTCCAACTCTTCTTCCTTTTGCATGGCCAGTCTGCGATGCGGTGCATCACTCAATGGGGATGCCGTCCTTGAAGGTGAAATATCCTCGTTTATCATGACCAAATCTCGTTGGCGACGAAGGTCGTCCAGCGATTCTTCCTGCTCTTGAATGTTAGCAGAAATGATGTTCATGGCATTTTCTTTTTGCTCGTCCGTCATGTTTGTTGTAGGGACACGGGCAAGTTGCTCCCGCAAAAACACCAACTGCTTTTGCGAAGCCTCAATCTGCTCGTCTATCTCTACAGCAGCAGGGAGCGTTTGTTCACCTTCACGCAGCGGCGAAATGTCCTCCCTCCGACGAAGAAGTTGGTTTTCTTCACTGGGTCTGCGCATAACACGGGCAAACTCAGCCGCATCACCTGTTGTGTGGTGAGCGTCGTCGGGTACTGCTGAACCGTGGTGGATGCCCGACTGAGGGTTCCCCGGAGGAGCAGCCATTCCCAAATAGGTCGGGGCAGCATGGTGATGACGAGATTCCAAGAAATCAACATCGGCATTGCCTAAGTGGTAATATGGGTTACTGGTGGTGACCAAAGCATTGTCTCGCTCGGTCAAGTGTTGTTGGAGATGTGCACCATATTCTTCAAACAACCCCTCACTTGCCAAGTCATGGGCCTCTTGGAACTGCTCATCGTGATAACTGCCCGACCACGAACTCTTGTTTCGTGCGGCATGGCGGTTGCCTGCAAATCGCGGACCTCTATTGACACCTGCGGGATTCATAGCCGAAGCGAGGTCCGTTGGGTCACGAGCGATGTACTGCCCGTCAACACGCGATGCGTTGACTTCGGGTGGAGCAAAAGCAGCGGCAAGACCTCCAGTGTGCACCACGGCCCCGCCCCGACCGGAAATAGCCAAATTCTTCGCAGCCTCTTGTGCTGGCGTTAGTTCGGGTATCTCAGTCAGTACACCTCGCTCGCCCTCACCAGCAACTTCGGGAGTATCTATTGGCTGAGGGCCTTGTGTGTGATGCGTCCTTCCGTCCGGCGTGGCAAAAGCAGCGTGACGCATGTCTTCCGCCGTGCGGTAAGTTTTGCCGTGACCGCCCATGCCATGAAGTGTCCAGTGGGTCGCCAATGTACGAGGGCGGCCCCCAGTGTAGGCTTCCGGGTGCCCACCCTTGCCTTCGTTCCTCACAGAATGATTAACATGAAACTGTAAGGCGTTGCGAATATCGTTCTGTGCTTTGAACGAGGAACGCTCCTCGTCAACTGCATTCAAGAAGTTTTCAATGTCCTGTGGTGTCCATGTGACAAGGCTGCTTTTTGGTTCCCACCCGCTGTAAAATGGGTGCTCGCCGGCAGGATAAAACTCGTACCCAGCCTCATTCTGCTTCGGACGAACACCTGCTGCAAGAAGCAATTCCTTACGACTGATAGCGCGAGCGTCCAGTTGTCCGTTTTTGTCACCTTCAACCTGTCTTCGGGTCAACGGCTTCAACTTGATTTCGCCGTCTTGCCCAATCTTCAAAAAATCATAACCGTGTTTTGGTTTTTGAGCAGTTTTGTACTCGTCTCGCCTGCGCGTCTCAATATCAGTATGGTACACATGGTGGTCCACCAATCCTTTGTAAAATGAACTTCCAAGCGACCCAATTAAACGATTGTAGAAAAAAGTACGACTGTCTTTGTTTGAAGGTGTTGGAATTATAGGCGAGCGTATAGGTTCACCCAAGTTCATCGGTGCTCGTGTAAAGTGCTTATGATACCCCGACTCTCGTTGCGCACGGCTGTACTTTGCTCGGGGCACGGAGTAATCCATGTCAAGTTCCGGTATGCGCTGATGGTCGGGGGATTCTGTCCCGTGTTCTTTCATGTGTGCACGAGCAATCCGACGCTTGTCCCTTGTCATCCACTCCATGCCCTCAAAGTAGTCCTTCTCACCCAACTTCCACTCGGGGTCATATTGCCATTTGTTCCTGTAATCGTCAAGGTGTGCTTTCCGGAAAAATTGTTTCAAAGCAGTTTCGTTTTGACCACCTGCAACCATTTGCTCTATGACGGTGTTTGGTGTAGCGCCACCTAAGTTGTCAATAGGTGTGTCCATCCACTCGGCAAAGTTGTCTTCGTAACGAGCGTGGTGAGTATGCTCGCTGTCCAATCTACCCATGGCCATGTAGGAAAGAATCGGATGAATTTGTCCGCCAGTACCAGCAGTCATGTGGTGCAAAACCCAAGACATTTCTGCATCAGCGTCCTCTTTGGACTGGCCGGACTCGTAAAACGAGTGCACTTTGCGGATATGCAATGGTGCTATGTCAATTCTCTCTCCATTAGCCAGCGTACCTTGATGTTGTTCCAAAAGTGGGTTGAACTCGGGATGGACGGGTGAAGTGTCAGCAAAGTGGCCGGCTTCGGAATAGGTCTGCTGAGTGGTGGGTGGGTTGACACCCTCGTGTGTCCACCGTCCGCTCATGTCGCCCAAGTCTTGGACACCCGTCATTCGCTCGGCATGCGGGTGAGCAGGGGCCAGCGTTTCTTGGATGAAAGTCCCGCCCGTATCAGTGAGCGTAGGGCTGGTTTCGGGAACAAGGGATTGAGTGTCAAGTTGAGCACTCGTGGCTTGGTCAGCCTGCTCAAACTGG